GCTTTATTGCATTTAATAATGCTCATCCCTCTAATGCAATATTAACACCTGAGTATGTAAACAATCATAGACCAGGTTTAGATTTTCATCAATTAAGATGGTTAAAAGATGAAGAGATTGGTTCAATACCATTAGAGTGGAATTGTTTAGATGACTATTATCACTTAGAGCATCCTAAAGCAATACATTATACAGACGGTGGTCCATGGTTTGAAGATTATCAAGATACTTTTTATGGAGACCTTTGGAAAGAAGCAGAACATAATTTAATTTTAGAAAGGACAGACAATGAGAGCTAAGTATCTCAATGATATCACTGTAATAATGACTTGGTATGGTCAAGAGAATCATTTATTTAATCAAATGCAATTCTATAACAGTATGGCTCAAACATATCCAAAGCTCACACCAAGATTAATTGTTATCAATGATGGACACGAAAAGGGAAGAGAATACTTCCACGAAGTAATTAAAGTACACAGAGATAGATTTGATCTTACAGGTATAGATGTATTAAAAGATGTAGGATTCAATTCACACGCATGTAGAAACTTAGGTGTTAAGCAATGCAAGACTGATTGGATGCTATTGATGGATGTTGATTGTTTTGAATCACCAGGCATGTATAAACATTTAAGGTTCTTTAAGAATTTGAATCCTAATATGTACTATGTTCCTAAAGCAGATATGGAAATGCCAGAACACATGGGAGCATACGAATTGCTATGTCCAAAAGGAATAGTAAAATATAAGACACATCCTAATACTTGGATAATGACTAAAGAAGCATTTTGGTCAACAGGTGGTTATGATTTAGAATTTCAAGGGGTCAGGCATGGAGATGCTGAATTCTTCACAGGGATAGGTAGACCAGGAGTAAAGGAATGGGACTATGACTTGTTATCGGATGATGATGACAAACGAATGGTCGTTAAGGTTCCTAGAAGAGATCCATTCTACATTAGACAAGAAAGAGGAAAGCAAAAGCAAGCTAAACAAATAATAGACTTTGTGAGAGTAAAAAATAATGATCCATATAGAAAATACAGGAAGAAGTTATGGAATACAGAATGGGAGTTTGTGTGAGCAAAAAACAAGTAGAACTAAAAGTTTTAAGCTCAGCTCAATTTGCGAAAGCTATTCAAGAGTTAGTTGATGAGTCTGGTGGACAAATTACACACTTAGAAGCAGTTCAAGAGTTTTTAGAAACAAACGAAGACGTAGAACCTGAAACACTGGCATCACTTATACAAAGAAATCAAAAGTTAAAAGCGATCTTATATGAAGACGCAGAAGATTTAAACTTAGTTGTTAAAGAAAGTAGATTGCCAGTAAATGAATAGATATGATATAGAAGATGTTGATTGTATTCTAGCATTTAGTGGGGGAATGGATGCTACAGCAGTATTGCAATATCTTTTAGACAATGGAAAAAAGCCCTACATCTTTCATCACCAATGGGCATCCAATCCAACGATTAATAAATTAGTTCGAAAAGCATCTAACAAAGTAGAGAACTACTATGGCGTAAAAGTTGTAGACTGGACTCATCAAGTAGAGGCAAACAATCAGGGATTTCCAAATAGAAATAAATCTAATGAACATTACGACAAGTTAAACTTGTTGTCACCTAGCTTACCAAAGTGGTCAGCAATTGCAATGATGGCAAACTACAACATGCCTTGGATAAACGAAATATATTGGGGAATGTGTTATGGAGGAATGCTAAAAAGAGGCGACGGTGATGGTGACAAACTAATGAATTATGTAGATGGAAAATTAACAAGAATACCACCATACGAAAAACCAATGGACAAAAGCAATTATGATGACAGACACAAACAATTATTCAATGGTTATTTGCAATGGCTTGAAATGTTTAACATTGACAGCAACTACATTGCACCATTAGGACATTATAGTAAATTAGAGCTGTATAAGATGTTGCCAAATGATATAAAAGATAGTATAGTGACCTGTATCAATTATAAAAAAACAAAATATAAAAGTGAATGTGGATCATGTCACAAGTGCAAAGAATTAGACAAAGTAAAACAAGCCTACGCGGCAGGATTATAACCGTGGAACCATACGAAGCATATGTAAAATACCTAGCACTAAAGAGTCATTTTAGTGACAAGAACTACGACTTTTTCAAGTATAATGGTAAGGTTAAGGCTTGGCGTACCACATTTGAACAAAGAAAAGACAAGTATTTTTTCTATAAACTAAGCAAAAAGAAGGATCCGATTGACTATCTTGTTGCTAATTTTGTAGGATCTGACGATTTTTATATAGGAAACATAAGAGAAGATAAGTCTGATCAAGTGTATATGGACTGGAAAAAGCGCATAGAATCACTCGGTTATACCTTCAAAAGCGACCTATCTAAAATGAAAGAGGACTTTAATTCGAACATAATAGTCCCTGAAAATGAGCATCCATATCTATTAAGGTTATACATGCGTGGAGATATTTGTATTGAAACGTTGACTTTAATTAATAAATGCTGTAAAATGTTCGCATACTGGGATAAAGAATTGAAAGATGATATCATGTGGCCCGATATAAAATTAAAGGCAACAAAGTATGATCCCTTCATCTCAGTTGATATAAATAAGTATAAGGGACTAATAATCTCTTATTTTAATAAAACGTAATACAACGAATATAACGATATACAACGTATATAAGGAGAAAATATGACTGATTCGTTTGGCGCCCTCAAGCGCAACAAAGCAGAGAACTTCGACAAGTTAACTGCATCCCTCAATAAACTAAACTCTAAGTCCAGTGGACCTGGTCCTGATGAGCGTTTCTGGAAACCAGAAGTCGACAAAGCAGGTAATGGTTATGCTGTGATTAGATTTTTACCTGAGTCTGAAGGAGAAGATGTACCGTTCGTAAGAAAATGGGATCACGGTTTCCAAGGACCTGGTGGTTGGTATATTGAAGACTCTTTGACTACTCTTGGTCAAAAAGATCCAGTATCTGAATATAACTCAATGTTATGGAACTCAGGTATTGAGTCTAACAAAGATAAAGCTAGAAAGCAAAAGCGTAGACTTTCTTTCATTAGTAATATCTATGTTGTTAAAGATCCATCTAACCCAGACAATGAAGGAAAAGTATTCCTTTACAAGTATGGTAAGAAAATCTTTGACAAGTTAAACGAGGCTATGAATCCTCAGTTCGAAGATGAGTCACCTGTAAACCCATTTGATCTTTGGGAAGGTGCTGACTTCAAATTGAAGATTAGAAATGTAGAAGGATTCAGAAACTATGATAAATCTGAATTAGATGTTTCTGCACCTTTGTTTGATGATGACGAAGAGCTAGAGAAAGTTTGGAAATCACAACACGCTCTTCAAGAGTTTGTTAATCCAACTAACTTTAAAACTTACGAAGAACTTCAAACTAAACTTAACAGAGTGTTAGGTCTTGATGGAGCCGCTCCAAGCACAACTGCTGAAAGCAACTTCCAAGCTGAACCACCTGCTGAAATCCCTGAAGCTCCTGCTGCTGTACAACCAGAGGTTGCTGCATCAGAAGATGATGAGAGTTTAGATTTCTTTAAGAAATTAGCAGAAGACTAATTTAGTTTTTATGAGAGGCACTATGCTTAGGTGTAGTGCCTTTTTTTATCTCGAGCCAGACGTTGCTGCTGCAGTCTGCTTACGAGAATATCGAAAATTACCTCCGCCCCAATTTCCGCCACCTCTTACTTGGACATTCTGTGGGTTAGATTGGGATGCATTTATATTGTTAGTTAATACATTAGTTCCGCCTCCTCCACCGCTGCTACCTCCAGATAAATTAGAAATAGTAGATCCAATATTTTGTTGAGTTGTTACCATTGATCCAGGTGTCGGTACCACCGGTACATCCTCTTCAAATGTCCCAACAAGAGCTCCTCCTGCTGTCGTTTGAGAATGAGCTAAAACTCGCGCAATTGAATTTAATAAAGATGGCGGCGTTGTCATTTGATTAGGAATAATATCTCCAGCCTCATTAACATTGCCCCATTGAGTTGAAGGAATAAATGCCCCAAAGTCTACAAAATGGTCTCCAAAGTTGTTCAGGCCTCCTTTGTCTCCAAAACTTCGAAAATAAACATCATCATAAGGGAAACCTGGAAA